TTCAAGCTAAGGTTGGGACTTAATATTCAAAGGCCACAAAGACCTTTTTACGGGGCTTAAGATAGATCTCAAAGCTGACATCCTCAAACTTGCAACAAGTGTAAGTCTTTGTTGAACGATCATACTCATGTCTGCAATAGACATCTTTGGCGGTAGGTTTGCGTTTGAAAAGGTCAAGGGCTTGTAAATGCCTGACTTCAATCCATCCGTCTTTGTCTTCATAAACCATTTAGATTTCTCCTTCTAAAGATATGAAAAATTAACGATGCCGAGAGCTTAAACCGACGGGGCGGCGGCTGTCAAGTAAAATCGTTTCGGCGGAATGAAATTAATTTGGCGGCGTTGCAAAAATGCCACAGCGCCCTGACCCAAAAGGGAAAAGACAAGACGACAAACAGACATCTATAGTGGATAGAACGGGTTTTGCTTTGATTTTGCACGGAAATTACACTGTTTACTGGCTCACGGACAGGAAACAGAATTTTACATAACTGAACCCTAAACTGGTTCTAGTTTGGGGGATTTCCTACTAATATCTGTTTGTTTTCAGAGAGTTGTGCTATAAATGCCACACTTCTCCGGTTTGTTTGATTGGACATACAGGGAACAGACACGGAACAGACGTGAAACAATGACTCAAAATAAATACATTACTGTGCCAAATATGCAACAGCCCACTTCAGCCCACCCCACACATGGAAAAAACATGCGAGTATGGAGCCGCGTCGGCTCAGAACTCTCTCTCTAATTATCTAGTCGGTTTCTCGTGCGTGAAAGGAAACAGAGTCAGACACGGAAGGGAATCAGACATGGAAAGGACTTAAACTAATTTTGGTAAGTTATAGACAAATGCTTTGTATAGAGTAATATAGTGACATCTTAAACAGAAGGAGTTAGTACAGTGAAAACAACGACAGTAATACCTTACTATGGTAGGGACTATCCTACGGCACTAGACGCAATGAAAGCATGGGATGCCAACGTTGACTTCCTAGTGGCCGATGTCACTAACAGGTGGGATGGTAAACCCATCAATAAATCCACTAGCGAAACGTATGATACACCTGTAATGATACGCTTCAACGATAAAACAGACATCGTGTTTCCCCACCAATTCAACACCTAGACCACACACTATAGGGGCTTCGGCCCCTTTCTTTTTGTGTTTTTTTAAATTCGCGTCGGCTACATAACTTCTTTTATTATCTCGTCGGTTTCCCTTGCGTGGAAAAGAAATTGAAAAGAAATTGAAAACAGAAAAGTAACTGGGAAAAACGAAAAGAATGAAAAGAAAAGAAAAGAAACCAAACTAATTTTGGGAAGTTATAGACAAGTCAGCGGATACATATATAATGGGGTCATTCCAAAGCGGAAAACGCAAATTGGCAACGTATACTCTTTTAAGGAGAACGTAATGTTACAAGACATTACTCTTAAGGGCGATACACTTGTAATCACGATTGGTGTCAATGGCACCGATGTGGCTACTCTACCAATGTCCAAGTCTGGCAAGTCCAAGGTTGTTGCGTCAACCAATGGCTTTGCTTCGACCTTGGTCAAAGGTATAGGTCAGGTGTCACTCAACCTTAATGTAATTGCCAAGCCATAAGGTTTAGCAATTGCAGAACATCGTAGTGACTGGCGTTAGCGGTATGCGATGGACTTGTCACCCACACACTAGAAGGGCGCGGGGCGAAAGCCTCGCGTTATTTTTTCTTTTTTTTGCCCTCGCGTCGGCTACATAGCTAACTTTAGTCTACTCGTAAACTCAATCAAAAACTTCTTCGCTCTCCACCACCACCACAACCACGCCACACAACGATGAAAAGATGCAATTGATTTGGAGAAATTATAGACAAGAAAGTTATGACATATATACTTACCCCATCGAAACGCAAAAACAAGGAGAAACAAGGCAATGCAAAATCGACACACAAGAGAAAGAGTGAGCAGCACATCTAGGTTTTGGGATAAACGCAACAAAAGAAAAGTGGCACATAAAGAAAGACAGCTTGCGAAACGTGCCATTAGAAAGGAGCTACTAGAATATGCGTACACTATTTGACTACACTATATTCTTTACGGCCATTGCGATACTCGCTTGGCTTTTAGTTCACATTTAAGGAGAGATAATATGACTACACTTCGTAATGGATATATCTTTGATGATAAAGATATAACAGAAACTCTGCGACGACTAGAAAAACATGCAATAGCCAACTACGAGTATGGTTGGGATAACTGGGTTGAGTGTCTTGACGACGAAGACCGTCTAGACATCTTGTCCACTATTGATAAAGAGATAGCAGATGGCACTCTTAAAATGGCCAAGTGCTATCCTCTTGCAATGTTAAGAGCAGCGGAATGGGTTGCTATTAGTGCCGAGAGTGACAGCATAGGAGCAGAGAATTGTGCGCTCTACGATACTGGTACACAAGAAGGAGTTGATAGGTACGACCATTATACATCTAATGCCCAGCGTACTCGTAACGAAGTAGAGAAGTGCAAGGAAGATCTAGCCAAATGGGAAAGAGGAGACGAATTGATGATTATTGAATAGTAAGGAGTTCAGGGTAAACTATGGGAGCTAGAGAAATCTGGCTCCCTTTTTTTGTGCGTTGTGTGGAGACTTTAATCCGTTACCGGGGGGGAAAAAAAACGGCCCCGCGTCATATATAGGTAAATGGAGACTCTCTTAAATTTAAAAATTCTGGAATTTTACACTTTTTGATTCTTATAAATAGAATTAATGTCTTCTTCAACCATTTCTGAAATCAGGTTTTCAAAGGTATACCATCTTTTCCACCCAAACTTCTTTTCTGCTTTAGACGGATCACCGCATAAAAGATCTACTTCGGCTGGGCGATAAAAGTCAGGATTAATTTTTACAACAAGTTCCCCTTTACTGTTATATCCTTTTTCTTCTTCTCCTTCACCGCCCCATATAACTGTTTCTCCTATATACTTAAAAGCAGTATTAACAAGATCTCTAATAGAGTGAACTTCACCTGTTGCCAGTATGTAGTCGTCGGATTCCTGTTCCTGCATCATCTGCCACATACCTTTAACGTAATCCTTTGCATGACCCCAATCTCGTTTGGAATTTAAATTTCCAAGCTCAATCGGATCTTTTCGATCACGTGCGTACATTTGTGCAACAGCTTTGGTAATCTTTCGTGTAACAAAGTTCTCACCTCGTAAGGGGCTTTCGTGGTTAAACAGGATACCGTTACACCCGAACATTCCGTAAGCTTCCCGATAGTTCTTGATTGCCCAGTACGCATATAACTTTGACACACCATAAGGACTACGGGGATAGAAGGGTGTGTTCTCTGTTTGCGGTGTTTCCTGTACCTTTCCAAACAGTTCACTTGTGCTGGCTTGATATATTTTTGTGTCGAGATCAAGATTAAGAGTACGGACACAATCAATAATCCTCATGGTTCCAAGAGCGTTGATATCTCCTGTACTTACCGGAACACTAAAACTTATACCGACATCTGACTGCGCTCCCAGATTGTAGATCTCGTCAGGTTGTATTTCGCGTAGCCAACTGAGAAGACTGTTGGTATCTGTCAGATCTCCGTAGAACGGAATGAAATTAGCGTGGTCTATGAAATGACTTATGTTGTTCCTGTTGGGAGTACTGGATCTCCTCACCAATCCATATACTTTATATTGTGTATTTAATAATAACTCAGAAAGATAAGATCCGTCCTGACCTGTTACACCCGTAATAAATGCTACCTTTTGACGACTCACTATTCTAGTATCCTGATAATACTTTAATCATCTGACTGTTATAAAAGTAAAAAATAAAAAGGTCAAGCCACATAAAGGTTGACACCACTAAATAAAATAATGTAATATAACAAGACTGAAAATCGGCATTTTGAAGATATTTAAAAAAAATGAATGCTCTTCTGCCCTTTTAAGTGTGTGTGTGGTAAAATGGGGTGGTATCTTCTTTCTTCTGTACAGAGAACCGGGATGCCGCTCCATCACATTTTTCGGCTAGGTGAAACAGAGGGGGTTGACAGGTTGTAACAAATCTGTTACAATCTGATTCTATTAAGAACAACTTCTTATTTTTGTTTATTTTTGTTAAATTAGTTTCCCGATAAATTACAGGTTGTACCAATTGATACAACCTGTTACTAATAGGGTAAAAACAAAAAAAATGAAAGATAAAAAACCTCACATACTTTACGGAAAGTTAACAAATCAAGAACTAAATGATCTGATTAAAGGGACTTCATTGTGTCGTCTCAAAAGTTCCGCCGGACAAGATCTGATTGAAATGAGAAGGGAATCGGAACGTCGAAGAAGTGTTAGACTTGCACGAATAGAACGAAAGAACTATAATAAAGATGAAATGCTGGAACGTGCTGAAAAATCTCCTAACTTCAAACCGGGAAACTTTATAGCTGGAATGGCTCCAAAGCAGGAGAAGTTCTGCATGGAGTATATCGCAACGGGTGACAGTTTGACTGCTTACAAGGCAGCAGGTTATGCGCCGGGACGGAACCATTCCGACACCCGTCGCCGCGCATCTACTCTTCTTAAAAAGCCGAAGATAGAACAACGTATAAACGACCTGCGCGAAGTTGCGCTTGATCGAATGGCATGGAGTGCG